TTCATCTAAGAACACAGGTTTACCTTCTTTTCCGACATTGAATGCTTTAACAAAGAACTCACAAAATGCTTTCCATTGAGCGATACGACCGTTAATATCAGCGTTCATATCAATAGGCTGAGGAAAGCCGGGTTCAACGAAGTTAGGACAACCGATATAAGCATCGAGACGGTGACGACAATTCCGGTACGCTTCCGTAATCAAAGAGGTAAACGTTTTAACATCTACAGCAGTTCCATCAGTTTTGCGAGTAGTGACGATACGGAAAGAATCAGTATAAAACCGATCAACTTCATCACCGGGAACAGGTTCTTCTTTATAACGGAAAACAATAGTTGGTACAGGAATACCGGCATACTCATAGGTGGATGCAACACCGTTCTCATCTACTTTAGGAGTCTCGGTTTCTTTGATCTCAACAGATACAAGATGTGCTTGACACAAATTATTGAACTCTTCACGAGGTTTAAACTTCTTGTCTTGGGTAACTACAACCTCACCAAAATTAATAACTCCGGTAGCAGCTTGACTTTTATTAACTTCACTCATTTTATAAGTAATTTAAAGAGTAAAAAAAAGAGGAACCTTAATAGTCCCTCTTTCTGTAAGATAGATTTGCTTAGCTAAGCAATGTGTTGCCACGGATATAGATTAAATATCATCTCCGTCACCAGCGGTTTCTTGAGCAGGTGCTTCTTCCGGTGCATAAGCAGCAGTTTCAGCATTTGCGGTATCGGCTACAGTTTCCGGTGTATCGGCTTTCTTATTTTCTGCATCGTCAGCAGCAGTTTCAGCTTCAACAGACGGATCGTAAGGACGGTCGATAATCTGTGCGTTCACGCAAGCCCAGATACGTAACATAGAGCCATCAGAGTTCGGATAGTCGATACCGGTATCAACCAATTCGTAGTGAACCTCGCGGTTAGCAGTGTACTTCGTGTAAGGTTTACCATCAGAATCTTTTTTATCAATTCCGTAAGCATAGCCAAGTTCAGCTAACTTATCAGCGGTGATAGCTTGTGCATCCGGAGTATTCTGCAAGAATTGAGAGTAACAAGCTGCGTAAGAGCAGAACAATTTACGACCAACACCTTTAGCTTTACCGACAGCAGCAAGAGTCATCATATCGTCAGTTTTCACTTTAGAAACCATAATGAAGAACTTCTTGTTCACATCGTTCTCACATTGATCAGCAGTCAAGACCATAGCTTTCATATAGTCGCCTGTTTCAATGTTAAGCATCTTAGATGCAAGACCGTTAATACACATCTTGTTGATAGAGATGTTCACCACCAACTCCGGACGAATTTCATCACTTACTTTAGCAGCTTTAGCTACAGTTTCAAAACGACCTTCATTGATACCAGCTTTCAAGAAATCAAAATTAAATTTTTCCATGACTTTAACTTTATTAATAGTTTATGTAAGATAGATGTTTGCAATATCACTACCACAAACGGTATTTATTCTTTAATAATTTGCGTTATCATCTGCTTCTACATATTGAACATCAACGTAATCATCATTAATAGATTTAACATCTTTAAGTTCAACATCACAATACATTCCGTTAAGAATATCATTAGCGCAGATACGAGCAGCGATCATAATCGCCATTTTTCTCATAAGAGAACGAGTGTGTTTATCCCAATTATCTTTACCTTTAACATCAGCACCAGTAATTGAGTTCTTACCCGATTTAAGACCAGCGTCAATAGCTTCTTGAAGAGTATAAGAAATTGTAGTTCTTTTACCTTTACGAACCAGAGTAACAGTTGTACGATAAGTCTTAACAACACGAGTAACAGGAATCATACCTTTATCAACCATCATTTTACGAACATAATCATCGTTATATTCGTCAATATCAATGTGACGTTCAGGTTTAAATTCAATAATAGGTTTACTTAGCTGAACATTAAAATATTCATATACGGGAACAAAGTCTTCGTCAATCTCAATATCAATATGATGTTTATTAAGACAACCTTCAACAACATTAATTCCCGTATAAACTTGTCTAGTACCACCACTTTCAAAACAGAATATATTCTTTAAAGAAGCGGTAACAGAAAGACCAAGAGTTTTACCAAGTTCAACCTTTTGAATAGCGTCGAGATTAAGATTACGACCATAAGCTAGAGAAGTCATAGGAGAAAGACCTAATTCCTGCCCAGTTAATAAACAAGTAACCATGTTATCAATGTTAATAACTTCAGTGACAGTTCCATCTTTAGTTACATTTTCTTTAAATCTCGCACCAAGATCAGTATTTATAAGACTTTCAGCAAAAGTTCTATATTCACCAAGAACAGCGAGATTACGAGTAATTACATCTTTATTTGCTTGTGCAACAGCTCCACTATTAGCTTTTATAACTTCACCTTTATTAGTAGCAGCATTAGCACCGTCTTTCGTAGCATCATTTGTAATAACCTCTTCACTCATTTTGTCGTTTTCTTTGTCTTTATTTTCCATTGGTAAAAGTAGATAATATTTTTGACGTGTGCAACAATAGTAAGCACTAAATCATCAAAAATTAAAATTTAACATCTTTAATGCCGTTAGTCCAGACAATATCAGTAGTAAATTTACTCTGCGCATCAATAAGCTTTTCTTTCTCTTTTGACGTGCGGTAATCGTCCGAATTGAGTGCGAAATCTTGCATATAAAGCCATATTATAATAGTAGGCTTATTTATGTATGGTTGTTCCTCTTTCTTGTCGGAAATGGTCTTAAATGGGTTGCAGTATGGAGAGGTACATATAATTGTAGTAAGACCCTCAACATCAAAAACCACATTAGCAACTTCATCCGTAGCAATAACAGAAACATCACCATGTTCAAGATGTTTTAAACATTCTTTTCGGATACCAATATCACCAAATACTTTAGGTTCACCTTTCTTAGCACCAGTAGTATAAGTATAAGGTTGACCATTGAAATCATAACAAATCCTAGAAGTCATACCTTTATACCAACACATACAGTAATCTAAAGTCTCAACAAAATTAGTAATAGAACGAGTCTTACTTAGAACAAGTCCTTTACCTTTAATATTCTTAATAGCAGTAGCAATAGCTTCTCTCTTATTAAGATTATTATTATATAACTCTAAACGTTTTTCAATAGCATCACTAAATGCTTTAGTACGAGTGAGTATATTGTCGGGATTCCAATACATTTCTACTTGCTTATTATAGTCATTAGAAAGATCAAGATTAGCTTTCCAACCCATAACTTCAGCAACCATATTACGTACTGTTTCACTATGTATATGCTCTACTTTATCAGTAAGATTATTTACATAATTAACACCCATGTGACAAGCTTTAATAAGAGCCATATCATCTTCTACCATATCCATACGTAGATGAGTAAACTTCCTAAACTCATAATTTATCATCTTAGCTTTACCTTTAAATATAGAAAGCATAGAAGAAATTTGTTCAGTAAGTTGTTTATATAACTCTTTTTCTTCACTTGTAAACTCGATACCAACATTATATATAACATAAGGAGAAATCCAACCTTCTTCCAAAGCCATACCTTTAGTTATAGTATCAACAACCGGAATACCACAAGCAGTAAACGCTTTTAACATATTAACCGGAATCTTTTTCGTAGTAACAAATAGAAATCTATCAGCAGCTACTTTCTTCAACTTCTTGAAATAAGTATCATCTTTATGATAAGCTTCATTTGTACAATCAAGCATCACAAACGTATCAGCATATAGCATATCTTTACCTTTACAAGTTTTAGTGATACGATCAATAAAATCTTTAAGTAAATCTATAACTACACCTGTATGAACAATACGTTTACGAAGAGAATCTTTCGTCTTAATATCAGGAACTACAATGTGAACATAAGGATCAGCTTCGACTTGATTAGCTACATGCTGAATAACCTCACTAATTACAAGAGGAATATCAATACGTTCAGTATATTGAAATAGACCTTTATAACCAGCTTGTTTCCATTTAAGAATACCCTGATAAATACGCTTATATTTTTCAGAAATATCGTAATCTTTCATCTATCTTAATTAACATCTATAAGTTTAATATTATCAAGAATAACTCTAGCGCATTGTTCTATCTCATTACGATTATATACATCATCAACATAATCAGTTAATAATTCATATAACCTAAAGCCAGCATCACCCATGATACGACAAAGATCAAAAACAATATGTTTAAGCATCTTATCATGGTCGTAATCTTTAAAGTTCTTACTATTGAAAGAATATTGATTAAAGAAATCTTCAAAAGCAGCATCTAAATACACAACAATAACAGCTTTAACAGCTGAGAATTTATTGGTATAAAAATCTTTATAAATAACAGCTCTATCTCTCTTCATATTTTACCAACCAAACAAGTTATTACTATTATTGTTAATACCACGACGTTCACCTTTACCTATTTTACCATTACCATAAAGAATCTTATAGGCTTCATTAATATAAAAACCATAATTAAGATTATAATCTTCTTTATATTCGTAATCATTAAATAAAGCTACTCTCTGATCAGCAACAAGCGACTTCTCTTCTTCAACAACTATTCCACTAATATCATCACCATACGCTATATTATCAGAATCAGGAACAATAGCTTTTGTTATAGCACCTCCACCACTTTTACAAATATAAAAACGATTATGCTTTTGGCACTTAATATAAACAGGTTTACCATCTCTAACTGTCTTATAAATTGTAGTATATTTACCAGCAACTTTCTGACTAAAACAGTAATCATAAATAGCAGTACGAGAAGTATTGATATAATTTCTAATAAATTCAGTAATATCAACACCATAAAGGAAATATTCTTTAAGAGCTTTCTTAACAACAGGATAAACAAAACCTTTATTGTATTCAGGGTCTTGAAGAAAATAACCTTTAAACTTAATAAATTTATCTTCAATAGCTTGACGTGTAGTATAAGTATTGCCTTTAGAATCAATCCAGACACCACAACGATTATACTCTTGTAAAGCGTCATAGAAACCATATCCAACAGCAATATAATCATTAACAGCACTTCTACAATACTTTTCAAATACTTCTGTATCTAAACTGAGTTTACTATAATCTTCCCATTCTTTACAGATATGATTAAATAAATCAAGTCTGTCATTAGGACGTCTTATAAGTAAACCATCAGTATTAGCAGATAATACATCAAAATCATTAAGTTCGAAAGATTCAATTAAGTTACATAACAATAATTGCAGATTTATAGTAACAGTATAAGTACACTCAGGATCATATAAATAATCCATAGCATCATTTAATGCTCCATAAATCCGATTAATAACAATCTTTAAAGCATCAGCTTCTAATTTACGACCATTATGTTTCGCATCAAGTCGAGTAGTTCTAAGCCATTCAACAATACCTAGAAAAACTTTAGATGAAAGATGATGAGGACTAACACCATAATTAACAATGAAGCTCGGGTACATGCTCGCAACATCGGGATCAGCAAGAGCTTCACCCGGATTAGCCCATATAACTCTAGGATCATCTTTACTATGAAGACCTCCTTTGGCTAAAGTATAACCTTTATCATGAGATAAAAACTCAAGAGATTGAAAACTCTTTTTCCAAGTAGTAACAACAATACCATTAGCGATATTTTCTCGTTTTAATTCACTTTGCTTTGCCGTACCTAAACCAATATAAATACTATATCTTTGAATAGCTTCAAGTATTTTCCTATAAAAAGGAGTTTTGAATGTAATACTATCTTTAACAATCTTACCAATAGGCACAGCACTGCGTTCAGTTCTAAGATCAACAAACTCATAAGAAGGCATACCTGACCATTCAGAATAGAACTTAGTCATTAGATTTTTACCAATAGAACTACGAGACATATTACGTAGATCAATAGCATACATCTCACTTAGCTTTGCACGAAGATCTAATTCTTTCTGTTGATTCTTAACAAGAGCATCAGTACCAAGAACATCATTAATATTATAATCTGTTACAAGTGCTATCTCATCACGTTTGATACGATAACTCCAATGAATAGGTAAATCTTGAATACGATACCATTTTAGAACTATCATAACAGCTTTAAGAGCAACAAATGTAGCATCAAGATATAAAATCTTTTGAATATCAAAATCGGTAAAAGGACGGAAATATCTACGACCTTTATAAAAATCAAGAAGTCTACGATACGTTTTACCACCCATATCCTTATCAACAGCTTTCTGAGAATGCTCGAATAGAAATTCAGTTATATGTTGCTTCCTACCATAAGTATCTTCACGAAGACCAGTCTTCCAATCAAATGTAGGAGCATAATGAATAAATATATCGAGCATAGTCATATCATAGTTAAAACTATTATAACCAATGATAATTTTATGAGATTTAAAAAACATATAAAGACCTTCAATACCACTACTAATATTATTAGAATCATCCCATGAAGCAGGCGTCATATTCTGACGTTCAAATTTATCTTCATGATAAGCTCTATAAATAATAAAAGTTTTAGCACCCATAGCTTCAAGAATGAGACGTTTATCTTCTTTATTCTTAGCTATATCAGCAGCAATATATAAATCAATAATATCTTGAGGAACACCGTAAGGAATAAAGCTAGCCTCAAACATATTAGGATAAACTTCTAAATCATATATCCAACTAGTAGTAGGTGATTTATTAGTAGCCATTTATTTTAAAATAACCCATTGATTAACAAATTTACGATAAGCAATAACAGCAGTATCATATGCTCTATCAAGATAACTATAGTCATTATTCTTACGCATATATTCAAGACTCATAGTATAAATATGTATTTTACCATTAGGAAGTATATCAATACCTTCTCCACCTTTAGGAAAAGCTTTACCTCCACTAATAATAAAATACGGATCTTTACCATAAGTTATGAACATACTAGGTTCAACTCTAGCAATCTCTCTTTGAAGTCTAGGAAAACATTCAGCAATAGCTTTCGCATTAATAGTCTGAGATGTACCACATTTGACAACAGAAGTAATATACGATAAAGCAAGTAATTTCTTATCTTCAAGAATACGTCTAATGAATTTACCTGTGTTACCACTAAGTACGTATTTAGTCTTTCTATCGGCTGGACTAGGAGCAGCAACTAAATGTAGGATAGTTCCGCTCCCTTCCAGTCCTTGTCCCCTACTGGGGATTAGAGAGTTCCGCACACATAGATCACACTTATCACAATAATCATCTTCACGTAATTCATCAGACGTATCTTCAAACATATTAGAAAATCTCGTTTGCATCAGTAATTACTTTTAGCAGCAATTCGTTCAAATAGACTACGTTGCATAAAGACAGTATGAAAAAATTCAGCATCTTTAAAAATCTTAACATCATATCCTTTTACATCACAATCATATTCGGTAGAATCAAACGAATACTTTTCACAATAAGTACCAAACGAAATAGGAGAAGCTTCAACAAAAAGATCATCGATCATATATTCATCTTCACCTAACGCTTTATATTCTTCATCAGTTAATGCCATATCAATAACATTTAGTAAAACTTTGCAAACCCCAGTAGGGATGAAGGAGTGGTAGGGAGCGGAGCATCTGCACCTTACAAATCAAACACATCAATAGCCATAATATCAGGTATAAATATAATATGATAAGGACTATAAACACATTCATAACCTTTATCAAGATCATCAAATTCATCAGAATTTATATTATACCTCATCTTATATTCTTGAAACGTACATCGAGTAATGGTCAAAGCAATATCATTAATCAAGATGTCTGTAGAAATTGGCAATCTATTTTCTATCTTCTTCGGTAGTATCGGCATAAACAGAAGTTCCGTCTTCGTATTTCAGAGTTGAACAAACAACAGCAGTAAGATCATATCCCTTAAGATTAGCTCTAGCTTTAAGGAATTCCATCTTACCAACAGTATCAACATTTAAACCACTAGCAAACAAATGTTCTTCGAGAACTTGAACAGCACTCATAGAACATTGCTCAGCAACCCAAGTAATAGGAACCATCCAACGATTATGAATAATACGTTGATTACTACCCATACCACAAGGAGCTGCCCAGCATTCTTTCAAGACATAAATCTTATCTATATCTTGAATTTGATCTTCGGTTATAAGCATAATTTAATGTTTAAATACTTTATCAAATTCATTTTCTTTTATAAGAGTCATATAACCCTTAACAGGAATATTAAGTGCAGATCTTTTAATAATAATACCTTTTGTACCATATCCTTGATCATTTATAGCAAGAATATAAATTTTATCATTACCTAATTTAGAAATGCAATCATCACAAAGATCTTCTATAATTTTTCTAGGAGCCTCTTCATCTCCTTTAAGTTTACCTAATAAAGCAATACCTATTTCTTTGCCACAAATAGGACAAACAGTAATACTTGGATTAAGACCATGTTTTTTACTAAGAGTAACACCTTTTCCCATGGTTTATAATTTTAGATAAGCGTGTTTAGTAGCTCTACTCATAGCTACATAAAGAAGTCTAAGAGCTTCAGCAGAGTTACGTATAATACGCTTACCCCATTTAGTTTTAAAATAGATAATATCATCAAGATCAATACAAACATTTTCAAAAGTAGAACCCTGGCTCTTATGTGCGGTTATACCATAACCATAATCAATATCTTTAGCAACAAGTCTATTCTTGTTAGCAGCATTGAGTCTATAATCTGTCATAGTAAGATGTATATCCTTAAATCTAAAGTATCTAAACCATCTACTACGATCAGTACCAGTAAGAGCTTTATAATGAATTGCATTTAGCATAGCACCGAAATTATCCATGTTATTAGAATCCCAAAAATCAATGATCTTAAACATAGGAGTAACCTTACCATCAAATGCAGATCTCAATGTAATACAATAACAAGCAAGACCATTATCTGCTACATAATATCGAACATCATGAACAACATAATCTTCACTATTAATAATAATAGGAGATTTGTATTCATCAAATACAGTACGATATGCCGTAAACATATCATCTTTTGTTATCATACTTTGAGGATTATTCAGAACACCATCACGAATAAAAGTATTCCAAAAGCCAATACAATCATTAGTAAAAGCAATAAGTCGAACATAATTAATATCCTGACTAAAGTTATCAGAACTAAACATTTCAATAACTTTATTACGGAAATCAAGTTTATTCATAATAGTAAAACCTTCACCTTGGGCATTAACAGCTTCACGAGTTTGAAGAATATACTGATAGAAATTAGCAGTACCGTTAATCAAATCAGAGCGAATAATACCAAACAGTTCAAGCAAAGGATTACCAGCTTCTTGTCTAACAATTTGAGTTAAACGAAATTGAACATCAGTATGAGTAAAAGAAGGACTAATACGATTATAAGTATCTTCTTCTCCTTTCCTTTTAGCAACAACATAAGGAATCTGAAGTTCATCCCCTAAGAATAGGAGTTTACATCGATACTGAATAGCCGTCTTTATAAGTAGATTAAATAGACCAGGATTAATCATAGAACACTCATCAATAATGACAAGTCTATAACCTCTCATTTTCTGTTCACCTATAACCTTAAAAGAAGGATTCTCAATATTATAATCTTCAATATCTACATCAGGTCTAAGACCACATAGAGATTGAATGGTCATACCTTTCTTACCAGAACTATTTTCAAGAACTCGAAGAGCTTTATGAGTTGGAGCTGTAACACAAACCTTTTCAATTATCAAATAACGTACAAGATGACGCATGATAAAAGTATTATGAGTCACTATATAATTTTCAGCAATGTATAAATGATCTTTATGATCAACACTTATACAAGTTGTGTTACCTGTTTTGTTTAAAGCTTCAATAGAAGTAATAAACAAATGATCATTCCAATGTTTTGTTTTAGATATAACCTCATTATAAATTTTAAAATGTTTTTTGCTAGAAAATATAATATCATTTGTGATAATTCGTATATCATAACATATATTATCTTTTCTAGTATCTTCATAAACTGTAGCACAAATACCTAAACTATTACAAAGTGTAATAATATCATCTTTTAATTGTTTAGATATAGTAGAATAACTAACTTGACCTTTAGCTTTAATATGACCATCAGTATCAATAAGACCTTTAAGTAAATCTAATCTTTGATCAATATCAGCAAATAAATATTCTTTCGGGATATATTTATTAATAGCAGTACATCTAAGATTATAATTTCTTAAAGCTTCATCAATTTTAGGAATATTATCACCATAAATAGAATTGGTAAAATTAGAATTATTATGCCAATCATAAGAACATTGTAATATATTAGCAATTTTTTCTATAATATCTTTTTCATTAGAACTTATATATAAACGAGTATTAATATGTTTAGCTAAATTATTAGTTAAAACACCGTCACCTAATAACACACCTAATACATAAGGATGTATAACAAAACTTTTAGTAAAACCCGGAGATACACACAAGGGTATAGCATACTTATAACCAACTTTACCTACAATACAATCTTTTAATTCATCATAAAGTTCTTTAGTTGTTTTAGTATAACTATATCTAGTATAATCTCCATTAGACTCATGATACTTTTGAATAAGTCTTTTACTACGAACTTGCCATAAGTGATTCTCATCACAAATAATAGATCTACCATCTTTAAAAGTAATTTTATAAAGAGGTCTATCCGAATGATGATAAACAGCAGATACAGGGTAAAATCCACCTGTAGGAACTGCTACTTTATCACCTACTTTTATATCTCCTATGCTGTGCCAACCATTAATGGTTAATACCTTAGTATCATCAAGAAGAGCTTTACCAGTACCAGCATAACCACTAAGAGTAAAACTTATAGATTGTGATTGCCACCATTGCCAAATAGCATTAATAGCATCTTCTTGTTGTTCTTTAAAATAAGAAACGTTAATACGTTTGGCAGACCTAAGTAGTGCATCTTTATTAAAATCAGAACTCATCTACAACAACAAATTTTTCAGATTTAAGACGATAATCAGGTTCACCATCAGGTTCATTAGGACAACAAGTATGTAAATCCATAGTAGAACAATCAGGATATTTATCATTATAACCTCTAAAATTCACATCTATAAGATAAGAACCTTTTTCAGTTACATAAACTATACCAGACACAGTATCTCCTACAGCTTTAATTTTTATTTTAGATTTATCTGTAGCATCCATAATTTAAAAGGGTTTTAAAATGTATTTACAAGCAACATTAATAGTATTGTAATAACGAACAAGCGGATGGACAGGTTCAGTAGTTGTATACACATCAGCAACCATTTGTCTTCCGTTAATACTTTTGATAACAGCTCCTCCGTTAGGGAATATAGAAATTGTGACATCATAAACAATATCGAGAAACTCCAGAACCATCCCCAATTGCATACGCCAAGATAACGTAGTAGCAAATTCAATAAAATTACCACTACCATTAGTGACTTGGAGAAGATAACGTTGAAAAGCAATACTAATATCTTCATAAGGTTTAAGTAGGTTCAATAAAGACATTTCCATCAGCTGTAAATTCTATATCGTTATTATTACAATACTCAGCAACATCTTCTTCACTAATCTCATAAAACCATTTATAACCTTGTTTTTCAAACTTAGCACAAAGAGCTTCATACCAATTAAGAAATATATCTTTAAGCTTAGTAAAATCTACAGATTGCATCCAACTACTATCTTCAAATTCAACGGTAACTGTATGACAATAATTATACATTCTATTAAATTTATAAAAATTAATAGAATAAACACAATCTTCACAGCAAGCAACAAAGACTTTATCTAACTTATCAACACTATTCTTAATATAGGAAATCTCCATAGCTTTATTCCATGTAATATGACCAGTGAAACAAAGACCATCTCCTTGACAATTACCAAGACTATAATAAACCTTAGATTCTTCAACACCTAAAACATCAAGAGTATGCTTAACAGAATCAGTAAAATCTTGAGCATTACGTGTAATACTAAGAATATTACTTTTAGCAGCTTCTTTAGCACTATCACTAAGTTCAGCATACCTATAAACAGGCATTTCAATTTTAACTATCCTCATTTTGGCTCATTTTAGACCCATAGAGACACTTTATATTAAAGTGAACCAATTGGTTTATTTCAATACAAAAGTGTCTCTACGAGCTTGTATTAAAGCGTAAGCAGCTTCTTAATGGTTAATTCACTCCGGCGTTCCTCGGTAATATCCCGATGCTTAAAGATGTAGTGATTAACAGATTCTTGTTTAATGTTATCAAGAAGAAAATAAGTAAACTCTTTACCATTGAGAACAGTAGTAGTAAGTTTACCAAAAATAGGAAGACCTTCTCTAAATGGAACAAAATTCTTGAGATCAGCCTTAGCTTGATTCATTTCACGAATTGTACCCGGAATCCAATACTCATTATCGAAACCACTAAATTGATGTTTCGGAATGTTTGTAATAGGAACAGAGATAGGAACAACGAGTTTAGCTTCATTGTTTGCTTCATCTTCTTCACGAACAGCAAGCCACTGATAATGATCTTGACCTTCAAGTTTACTATAAGTAGCTTTCCATTTGCTCTTATGCAAACGATAAAAAGCATTACCATTAGAATTAGCTTCAGATTTTGTTTTACCTTTAGCTTCAACAGTTTTGGCTTCACCACTTGCAACAAGATTCTTTAACGCATCAAAATTCATAATATTAAATAAATCATATTTATCTTTTTCACCAAGAGTTACATCGTTACGATTAACAAGAAGTTCTTCTTTCTCATCATCAATACGAGTAACTAAGAACTTAGAACCGGATTTCTTTTCTTTAACTTTAACAAGTCTTTTGGTAGAATCATATAAACTGTAACGGTCAACAACTTCAAGACTTGTAATAGTGACAGTATCACCACTTTTAAGCATAGAATAAACCGGAGATACTTCACCGTATAGAGGATTACGACCTTCTTTAGTACGAATAAATTCACCAATATAAGATTCTTCTGCACCTTTAGCAAATGTAAGCATAGGAGTAAAAATCTTCTTATAATTCTGATGATTAATGGAAATAGGATTCCCATCAACAATTGCAATCAACTTGATTACAGATTCGCCATAAGTACGAATAGCATCTTCACGAGTCATAGTTTGCTTAGCAAGCTTAATGACTTTACCATCTTCAAAATAAAACGAAATAATCGCTTCATCGCCATTCATACGACTAACATAACCGAGATGATCATTGATCAACAAATACATTCCTTGCTTTAAATCAGCAGAGATAAGAGAATAAGTAAGATTTGCTTTCATATTTAAATTTCAATTTTCGTAATCGTAAAAATACCTTTAACACTTTTAGTAATAGCCTTTTTACAATAATCCAACAATTCATTATCTAATGGCTTAGTAAAGTCATATAGTTTAAACTGTTTAGGAAGTGTAACAAGCCTATTATAATTTTCATAACCATCTGTATAATAACAAACAACAGAAATTCGATTCTTAACCGACCATAACTGATTATTATACAGAGTGACAGTTTTGCTACCAATATTAACTTGAGAAGTATCAGCACTCTCATCAATAGATACAATAGTACCATAGATTCCCCTAGAGGTAACAACTCTATCACCAACAACAAAGTCTATTTCAGTCATAATATATACTTTAGTATTAGCATCACTCCACGTAGCATTTCCAGACCCCAGTAGGGAGATAGGACTGGAACGGGGCGGAACTTAGAGCATACCTTTAAAATCAATAGTAACTACTTTATCATCTTTAACAGAATGAAGAATACAATAATCAAGTTCATTAATCGTACAATCAAACGCATCTGCAACAGCTTTAGGTAGTGTTTCAATTGCGGATGGGAAGCCGCCTTCAACAATTAAAAAGATACCATCTTTAGCACCACGAGATAGTGCAAATACACCTTGTCCTTTGAATCTCTCAATAGTACCTCTGTTATTCATAACAGTATATCCACAATTTAGGCAATTACTCATAACATTGCTAGGATCGGCACTAAACTTATACTTACCACAACAAGGACAAACTTGAGTAATATAATGATCACGTTCTCTAGCAACAATGAGATTATTTTGAATACTCTCAAAAGCTTTTTCTATATCCATTCTGTATAACAATCACAAGGTTTACGACGAGTATATTTATTAGGAGTATTCCATTCTACAGAATCATATTGAATATAATCAGTATCAGGATACATCTTTTCAATAGCAGCTCTCGTCGAAATATTAGTTCCATAAATGCGAACATATTTATTTCTAAGTCTTATAGAACATGGAAATGTAAAATAGAAATTACCTTTATCACTTTCATGAATTTCAGAAACTTCTTTATGTGCATCTTCAAATCCACATATATTTGCAATATCAAGTCCGAGTTTTTGCCAATGCTCTTTCTTATCATCAAATATTTCTTGAAATGTACGAGAATCATTATTTGAATTAAGAACTTCATCAACATCTTTAACTTTAAGTCGTAAATCAGCAATCTCAGCCTTATCTCTGAATACTTTAGCATCTTTAATTGCTTTCTCAACTTTAGTAATAAAATGCTGTGATTTAACATTAGTAAAACCTTTATTAAATATTGAAGGATTGAAATAAATACAAACTAGACAACGAGGGTCATTACCCCTACGCTGCCTAGATTCGCAATTACTGCATTCACCACTCATTATCTCACACCATTACATTGAGCAGTTCGGAATGTAATAGCACCGTCAATTGCAATTGTTTTAATTGTAATCGAAGGTATATCACAAAACAAACTATCAACAACAGTATTCAATATCTTACGAAAGCCATCCCATGGACGAACAGAACGATGAATAGTTTCCCAGCAATAACTGTAAAACATTTCACGTTCTAAACAATCAGCAAGATGTCTATGATCTTTACCGCCTTTATCTAAGTGATAATTAATAGCCTTATCAATATCACTTTGTTGAATAACAAATGTCTTTAGATTTTCCTTTTTCGCCATATAATAAGAAAGATTAATAAATAGATTAATAACTACGTTTGAAACTCAAACATCATAAAGCCTACAAAGATAAGCATTAATTTTGACTTAACCTAATAATCAAACACTTATCTCGGTGATAATGCAATTACAGATGCGTCTTGTAATAGACCTACAACCGAACAAAATGATTCAAGTGAGAATGCAATTAATACGATTCCACCTAAAACAAATAGTGATAACACTAATGCTATCATCATTTGAATCCACCAAACCATTTCCATTCGATGATAATACATATAACCTATTGCATCTACTAAGAATATAACTAATACAATTAGTAATGCTATTGTAAACCATAAAATAATAAAATGTAAAATCATTGATTCTCTTGTCTTTTTCTAATTACATTGTTAATAACTCTGAGGATTTTCTTTTCAGCGTTTTTTCTATTTAACGCCCACATGTAAACGCATTTGTCCTCGTAAATGACGCTACGTGTCTTCTTAGTACAATCACCTTTAGATGTCCATACTAATTGCTCTTTAACTATTATTTTTGCGGGTTTTAATTCTCCCGTTTCTGTGTTAAATTGCCATAATGTTGAACCCGATCTATATTTTATTGAACCTATGTGCTTATACTCTTGCTGCACTTGCTTTATAAACTCGGTCTTGTCCTTATCTGGAAGCAAGCTAGGTTTAAATATCTCACTGTTCATGCACTTGATAAATGTATTCTATTTTAAATACTACTGCTTTTCCATCTTTACGTCCACCCGGCAAACATCGACACCCTTGACAGTATTGTAATAACTTTAAATCACATTGTATTGCTGCACATTGAAATGCTCGTAAAGATGATTCTTCTGCATATACCAATGCTTCAAACTTTTTTGTTGTACCTTTTCTTATAAGTGGTACTACGTGTGGTTGATTATCAACTGGCACATACGTATAGTTTGTTGCATCTACTTTAAATTGAGATAGAAACTCTTTAGAATATTCCATATACTCACACTGTTACGAGTAATGCTGTACCTTGTGGTAAATACAACATCGGTGCTACGTGTAATGGTGTAAACTTCATCTTAGCTGATGATAATATCTTTTTAGCTGTATTAAATGCTGCTGCATCTTTAAATACAACTACTGCGCTATTAGCATCATTACTACGAATACTAATAACATCTTTAATGGTTGCTTTGTTCACTTGTGATACTTGTACTTCCATAATTACAATTTATTTAATTAATAACTGTTTGTATCCTTTTATTCTCATTCTTCTAAACGCACGTTCGGATACAGTTAAACCTACGTTAGATAAGTTTAGTCTTGCTAACTTTAATGCTTCTTTATCTTTGAATTTTATTTCTACCTCATTGAGATCTTTTTCTTTCACAGATACAACAGCAATTACTGATGTTGTACATGATTTTGATTTTATTTGTATATACATCTTTTAAGGCATTATTGCGATTATTTGTGTTTGTTTAAATTCTAATGTTAATGAAGTCACAAATTCATAGTTTACATCTGCTCCTTCTAATTCATATTCTGCATCATTCTTTGCGTCTAATGATGCGAATGTAACTCGTGTTTTATTAAAGTATGTTTCTATTTTGTCTACTTTAGTTAAACATACACATTCCTTTGATTCAATATCTGATTTTGCACTTGATGCTACTATTACAAACATAAAAATTTGCGTTTACTTTTATTTATAACCGATTTTACCATACCGAAAGTCAGACTTGAAAATGCCATTTAAAACGTTTGAATTTGCTTTCTGTGACCTTAATTATATGGAGACAACCGAGAGGTCATCTCCATTAAACAAAGGCTCATTCTCAATATATGGCGGTCAAATCTTTACTATCAGTATTACTAAGAGTATTGCTATTATTGCTAATAACCATATTCTTGTTGCTGCTGAATATCTCTTTTCAGCTTCTAAGTACACTTGAAGTTCCTCATCATCCACATAGTCAAACAAGTATTTGAAATGTGCTGCTAAGTAAAATACAAATGGTACTAAGAAAAACACTAAACAATACAATACTTCTTCTATCGTATCATGTGTCTTGATATATCTTTTAATTTCTTTGGTTGTGAGAAGTTTCTTTCTCATAATGGTAATGCAATTTAATATTATTCTATATGTATTGCTTTTTCACAATAACTTTCTGTTGGTTCAATATTATACGGATCATATCCCCATATTTCTTGCATACGATTCGTATATTCTTCATAATCTTCTATACAATCATCTTCTTCATCAAAATAATAAAATTGAACATGAGATTCCTCATTAATTTTTATAGGCTTTTTCTCATATTTCTTTTTACGTTCTTCTGATTCGAGATTGTATATATACAAACGGAATAATAGAAATAATATTAATACTACAGCTAAAAATCCTATAAATGCCATAATTATTAAATATTAATATTAATACTACTTACGATGTTTCTCTCGATACTCCAATATTAATGGAGGTACAATTGCTAAAAATATGAATACTAATGCTCCTACTATTTCTTCTGTTGTAAAATAATCTTCCATTTCTAAAGTTATTACTATAGGGATGCTAAATGCTGCTCCTTCCAGTCCTTATTCCCTATTGGGGATTGGAAAGCTTTACTGATTACCAAAGGTCTTTGCAAATATCTTCTTTGATTCTCTTGGTATTACAAGTTTATGAATAATTGGATATTCTTTTACACTTACCTTTGTAAATTTACAAAATTCTTTGATTTTATTTCTTACTTTATCTGATGCTACTTTTATTTTTATTGTTTCATCTGATACTACACATTCGGTATCTTTGTGACACTGTATTTCCATTGTCACATTATACCTCGTACATACTACAGTTAATCTTATAATCATTATTGATAATATTAAGATTAATACTCATCATCATTTAGTCTCTCTAAAAGCTCCTTTGTTGTTATATTGGATTCTTTTATAGATACTTCTTGTAATTCACTCGGATCTACTATTAATTCTTTTTCATCTACGAATTCTGTTACAGGTATGTTGTTTCTTCTAAGAAACTCTTGTACCCCGTGTCTTGTTCGTGACGATGTTAATTTAAGAACTAATTGGTAATCTACCCATGATATTGATGCTGTTACTGGAACTAACCATTCTGCTTCAATATCAGTTACAACTATTCTTAAAGTTCTCGATGTCATGTTTCCATTGTTCTAATTGGTTTTTATACTCTAAGTGATTTATCTCATACTCTTTGTTTCCACTGTCCATTACAACTGCAATTAAATTCTTATTTAATGTTACAATTGATTGATCAATTTCTGCTGAATATGAGATAAAATGCTTTGCTTCTCTATGTACTAAGAATAATATTGAATCACTTAAACTATTTGCAATAGCTTTTGCTGCTTTCTGTTTAGTGAATATTAATTCGTTTCCATATACTACGAATGCATCATAAGTTACTGCTATGACTTCATTTGTTATTCGGTCTTTAATATATACTACCATACGTTTAATGTTTTAAATGAAATTAATACTACAAATTCAATGAGATATAGTATTAGTTATAAAGCTCAAATAATTAATCTAAAAATATCTAAGTTTACTTCAAATCATATTGATACCGATTCGAAGCATTTTGATATTCGGAATGTTAATGCAAATTGTTTTGAATATGCTTAGGATTTATTGCGGATATTTCTGCGAATATTTCTAAAGCATTTAATAGCACACTGAATACTGCATACTCTATACTCAATACTCTTAATTGTATTCAAATTGTTTTATTCTGCATTAATTATACTGAATATAACATTGATACAATTGCAAATATTAAGAGTTTTGCGAATACTCATTCTGATTCTAATTCAAATAACTCTGATATTCAAGGTTGAGGCTTGTGAGTATTTGAATTAATTCTGAATCTAGTGCTAATGCTTTGCATATAAATTCTAGGCTTTTAATTGCATCTTTTCTGATTCTAATTCAAAATTCTTTGCATATTGCATTGCTTTGAATTTAGCATTTTGCATTTAATTTGCAAATAGTGCTAACACTTCACAGATTTTAATTGCATACATTCTAATGCTAATTCAAAACTTTTTATTGCTTTTGGTTCACGGTTTGCAACACTTTGATTTTAATTTGCAATTACTACTGATATTCTGCATATAAATTCAAAGCTTTTAATTGCATCTTTTTTACGGCAAATTTAAAACTTTCTACGTCTTTATGTTCTCGGCGTGAAACACTTTGAATTTAATTTGCAATACTTAGAAGTCGCATCGCGGTTTTTGAAGACGTTTGAAGATGCTGTTACGAATGCTTTTAAAGACGCAGCTTCTATTGCAATTTCTACTCATCATTCTCACTCTCATCCTCACTCTCAACCTCAAATCCAAACTGTCTACATTTCTCCCGTATCCACTCACTAATATTCGGTTCATTCTCTGCCCACTTCGCAGCTTTCTCTTGCAATTCAGCAAATAAATTCTGTCCTAATGCTTCAACTTCTTTAACATATTCCGGGTACATATACTTCTCTAATTTGTCTAATATATCATATACCTTCTGATATTTCTTAGACAATTTCGATTGATCTTCCAAATACCTGTAAATATATAGAAGCTTCGCAAAGTCCTCAAGCTTGAACAATGTCGATACCTCATAAGCCACTTCCAACGTCTCAACTACCGGTATTGTTTCACGTGAAACATCAAGATGTTCTTCTGTTAATGCTAAGGCTTCAAGCTGTTTACAGCGTTTAAATTCAAGTATTTCTTTAGTAATATTATCAATGCTTCGAGCATATTCAAATTTACTTAAATCATCTTGCATATCAGCAAGGCTAGCATCAATTATCTTAACATTACGCTTAAATCCTCTAATAGCATTATGAGCTAACTCGATGCCATTACTGCGTTTAATAATAGCATCATAGAGATTATCTTTAACAACTGGAGAACGATATGCACCTTTTGTACTTAGAGTAAGTGCAAATATATCCGGAGATACAACAATTTCCTTATAGTCTTCTCTATCTTTAAGAACGTAATCAAGACGATTAGCTTCGAGATATTGTGTTAAAAATTTACAACTCTGTGCATTTGAATTAGAGAATCTTATATTCACTTCATCAGTATTAATGTAAAATAAATCATAAGAAATATCAACAGTTTGACCTTTATAAATAACGTGTAATTTCATGATCATTAGTCGGATTAATTAAGTAACAAAAAAAAGAGGCAGCACTGAGAGTATACTCAGCACTACCTCATGGAATTTACGCAGTTTCTTCTGCTTGTTCAGTAGCAACAGCTTCAACTGCTTTAGGTTTAACAACAGCTTCACGTTGCTTACGAGCTGTTTCGATATTCTTGATGAAGCCAGAAACAATATCTGCACCAACACCAAGTTTACCGAATACACCGATAAGACCTAAGCTACCAACATTGTCAGCACCTGCAAAGCTGTTGAATGTCTTTTCATGATACGTCCATTCCTCGGTATCAGGATCAATATAACCGGTCTCACCTGCAATATTCTCATCAATGCTGAAGTTCACAACATTACCTGCGAATACAATCGCATTAAGACCGTATTTGTCATACTGATCATTAGTGATGTAAACATCAACAAGTGGAGCACTATTCAGAGGATCAACACGAACAATCCGACAATTATGCCGAAATTTACCTTCTTTAAAGTCATCTTTGTTGATCTCTTTAATAGAGATAATTTCACCGATAACTGAACGTCTCACTGGATTCTTTAATTCATCTGCCATAACTTTAAGTATTAAAATTTCTAGGACGATCACCACGACCGCCAATTACAATAAGGGGTTTAGTCGTGTTGATTAGACGGAGTTTGTAGGGTCTTAAAAAAATAAGAGTAGCACTAATAGCACTACTCTTAACACATTAAGATTCTAATTCATCTAATAATGCCTCAGTAAAAGGATTAATCTCGATAGAATCTTCACCATTAACTTCATAGTAATCACTCATAGCTTAATCAAATTTATCAGGTTTAATAATAGATAGCACAACAACTGCAATAATTGCACCAATAATGCAACCAATAAATACATCACCATCAATAACTGATGCAAACCAATCCGCTAAACTCTCAGCAGCTGATAACAAGAAGAGCACCACCAATATGATGATGCACTTCAATAACGTCTTTAATACTCTCATTTGTTTAACTCTTTTAATTCATTATACATATCCTTAATACCATGCTTAGCACAAGCAATCAACAAGTTAATATCATTAGTCTTAACAACATCAACCACTTGCTTGTGTGTAGTCGTGTGAAACTTCACTTCTTCATTGATGTCTTCATCATCAATATACTGAGTAACATCAGCTATGCAATCTTTATAGACTACATCAATGATCTTACCAACAAGACCATCGATTTTATCAAAGATCTTCTTACCAATGAACAAGCGTTCAATAGTATTACCTTCTAGATCATTGCAATCAATCAGATAACGATCTTGATAATCCTCAGTGTCTTTAAGAACAGCAATTGCATTCAATACTATTGCACTCATCTTCTTAACTTCAGGAGCATTAATCATTGTATTCATAAGATAGATACGATTCACCTTAGCATCGTGAGGTTCAAAATTAATATTTATTTTAATTAAATCCATGCTATCAAGCGGAGATAGTCGTGAGGTAATAGAAATTGTAACTGCAACATCTCTATGGAAAATTGCAGTTCCAATTCGGAAAATCATTCCTCATGAATCATCGACGGGGGCATTCCCCCAAGCATTACAAGGGGGTGCTGTCGTATAAGGAGGTCCCCGTAAATAGACTCTCACAATCGGTATAAAACCAAGCAACAGAGTCACTAAAAGTCTTAGAATTAATAATTGTAATAACAATAGAAAATGTTTTAGAATTTGCAATAAAAGAATCATGAGAATAAGCCATGCAATAGAGCTAATAGAAGTCTTAGAATTATCGTCACCAAAACCAATAGAAATTCCATAAGAATCAAAATTAGAAATCGCATTACTAAAAGCCTTAAAATAACCAATAATAAAATCCAGAGAATATCCGCAATAAATTGTAATAGAATAGGTTCCCGCACACAAACTCTCATAGTCGGTATAAAGTCGAACAACAGTGTCATTAAAGCCAATAGAAAATTGAATAGTAATAGTGTTAGAAAATGCTTTAGAATTAATAATAGAAGATTGGTAAAAACGAGCCTATGTGATAGAAATTGCAAAATGAATTAAATTAGCTGCCCTGCTTATATCCAAAGTTCCTTAAGCAATTACAATATCAAAAGAATTAGAATAAGCACTTAAATCGCTCTGTGTACAAATCCGAATATTAGAGTTTGCAATGTGAATTAAATAAGAAGCCTTACTTATATTCAAAGTAATTTGAGTAATACTAAAAACATACTTAATATAATCGGCATTAGCTTTAAAATTAATTAGAGTAACATTAAGACAATCAGCATAAGCATCACCAAAATTCAGTGTATAATTTGCCAAAAATGTAAGCCGAAATGTGGTAACGTTGATTCTATTACAGATAATATTACAAGTAATATCAGAGTTACTCTAAGTAGTAATAGTATTAATACTACCGGTATTTATAATAACTTTGATGAGCTTTGTAATCCCCAGTAGGGAAATAGGTGTGGAAGGGAGCAACATTTTGCTATTACTCATGGTTATTCTAATATTATTAAAGATACTTCTACCACTGCAAAACTTATGAATCTTACTCATGCTTATTCAAAATATATTGAAGATGCTTATACTAACTCTGATAATACGGGTGATGATGCGGATGTTCCGCGCGTCACCAGTCCTTCTTCCCTACTGGGGTCTGCTGATCGTTACAAAGCTCCGAGAGTTGGTAGTTGCAAAGCTATTCAAGATACTATTGTTACTCTAAGTATTACAGATGCTTTTCGTAGCTTTGTTACATTTTGCATTGAGCGGGGTGGAACTCCTATATATACTCTAAGTTTACTTAATGTTACTCTGAGTATTACTAAAGATACTTAAAGGAACTTAGAAGGGCATATACTTACTAAAGGTAATACTATTATATTTAAAGCTATTTTAAGTAGCTTCGGGGTGCTTTGTAAAGGAGAGAAGAGGGAGGAAAAGAGAGGGAGAGAAAAGGGGAGAAAAGAGGGGGACTATAGGGGGTAATAAGAGGGGATATGAGTAGGTGAGTATTGGAGGGGGATAAGAGGTTTATTTGAATATAATTAAATACATATTACGGACGGACGAATTTGAAGTAGTAATACTGTCATTGATATTACCTTTAGTAATCTTTATATATATTCTTATATATATCGCAAAGCTCTGCATAGCGCACACGTGCGTGCGTGTATATAGACAAAGGTATGAATGTGGTAGTACTGCGAATGCTTTGCATATTGATTCGAAGCATTTAGAAGAACAAGGCACTGCGTGCGTGGCTGCAAATCCGGGTGAAGACGCTAGTACTATTGAGATTTCTATTGAATATTGCCTTTGAAACAGAAAAATATAAGGTTTAGAAAAAGATATTCAAGTAATCCCTTGTAATATCTAATTTATTCATATCTTTGTGAGTGACCTTTTATTCATAATGAAGTCGGGAGTACTGACTACTGCTGCAACTGAAGACATCGCCGCTATTGTTGGTACTCCCACTATTATTAATGGTAATTCTGTTACTCTCATTTTATACTTTGTTTCACATTGAGGACGTGTTGGATAAAGATTTTCCGTTTTTGTCATTTGCCCTTTTGAAGACCGTCCTCCTTTTAAACCTACTACTATGTACACTGTTACAGTTAGTGCTACGTTAATGTTGTATAATATTACCTTTTATACTGACGCAGGTCTTTGTAGAGGTTATGAGATTGTGCCTATTAACATTGATTATCTTATAAAGTAAATTATTTAAACTATGGATTCAATTCAAACTAAAATCGAAGCTATTAAAGCTGATAAGAATAATCTTAAAACAGCTTGTGTTGCGCCGAATTCTCTTTGTAATATTAAGGTTGGCGAAGGTCGAGTTATTATTGCAAATCAATATAAGATGTCTCCGCTTGAAGTAACTGATGTTATGAAAGTTGATAGAGAAGTTCCTAAAGCTACTTATTGTATTGCTATTCCTGACAATGTCCTACCGGATATGCTCGGTCGTGAAGTTGTTCTTGATATGTCTTATGGTGGCAAAGGTGTACCTCTAAGTCATAAGATTAAAAATCTTGACAAAAAGCTTATTGATGTTCTTGGTGGTGATGATAACTTTAGAGTTGTCGAAAATCGTCCGGGTCTTAAAGATCGTAGTAAGCTTATTGTTGGTGAAGATGGTAAAGTTGAATTTTGGGAATGTAATCTTATTTCTCTTAATCAAATTGGTGGTGTGATTTATTAATCCAATTCTGTTATGGCTAAAGGTGCTAGGTTATTTCCTCTTCAAGTCACGAGACTTTATGAGAGAATGATTGCAGTTGTAGATCGTAAAAGAAAGGAACCTACTAAGATGTATTATAAGACCAAAAAAGGTCGTCATTTTATTGAACGTTATACTCCCGAACAGATTTGGTGTAGAGACTTTCTTACATTTATTCGTAATAAAGAAGATTTTGAACGTTTTCTAAATGATATTGCAGATAGTCAGTGGATGTCTATTCTTACTGCAATGCAACGTGTGGATAGAGAGATTGAAATACCTTCCTTTGGTAAACATTGGATTCATCCTGAAACTTATGATATTTATGCTGAATGTGGTTTTGATTTTAATAAGATGACTTCTTTACCACATGAATATATGAAAGAACGTCACAAAGCGTTCTATGAACGATTACGAAAGAAGCTATTCCTTAAACTTACTGATAAAGCAGCTTATGACGCAGATTATACCCAGAGACTTGCCGATCTTCTTCGACGAGGAAAAGCATAAATATACTGATGCTCTTGATAGAGAGTATATATCTACTACTACTATTATTGGTAAGTTTGTAGAACAAAAGGATTGGAAAGCTATTGCTGAAGCTTGTGCTAATATTGGTAGTCGTCCTGTTCCTCCTACTCATAGAAATTATAGTAAATATATTCGATATAGAGGTAAGACTGTTAAACAGATTCTTGCTGAATGGAAGATTGAAACTGAAAAGGCTTGTGCTAAGGGAACTGAAAAGCATAATTTCCTAGAACAATGCGTAAAAAGATGTAACAACTACTATTTAAATGCGAATGGTTTTATTGATGGTCGTATTTATACAGTAGATGATATTATAAGAACTCATAGTTATGGCAGACTTGATCTCGATTATTTTCGAGTTGTTGGTATTGCTGATAGGTATCCTCAAATTTATGAGTTTATTAAGGATATGACTTCTATGGGATTTGAGATCTATGCTGAGATTGGTGTTTATCATCCAGAGTATTTGATTTCAGGTCTTGTTGATATTCTATTCGTTAAAGGTGATGAGTTCTTTATTCTTGATTGGAAAACTAATAAAGCACCTATTCGATTTGAAGGTGGATATTGGGCTAAGAAAGCAGATGGTACTATTGACTTAGATAAATACATTGTTACTAATGAGACTATGTTGTTTCCTATAAATCATTTACAGGATTCTACTGGTATTCATTATTCTCTTCAATTAAGTATGTATGATTATCTGATTGAACAATGGGGGTTTAAATGCCTTGGTAATATGCTTTGTCATATTAGGACTATTGAGAATCCTTTGATTCCTGACGATATGCCACATGAAGAGGTTGTTACTTTTGTTGATATTAAATACCTTAAAGCTGAGGTTAAAGCCATTTGTGATTATAGACTTGCTCAATTAAATAAAGAACGTAAAGCAAATACCAATTTGTTTAATTATAATATCAAGTAACTATGAGTGAATTAACGAATGCTTTAATTACTTATGATGACGTCATAGCTAAGACTAATATTGACGTTCTTCGTAAGATTGCTAAAGTTCATGACTTTGCTATCTTTGATAAAGGTAACTACAATCTGAACATTTGGGGTATTAGATGTAACACTGTTGATACAGGTACATTTAATGATCTTCTTCTCGTATTCTACAAAGCTAATGATGCCAATCCTAAAATGAATGGTAAATGGACTTATGATTGGTTTTCAATAACTACTGATCCTTCTGATTTGAATTTGATTAAACCTATAAATTCTAAAGGTTGTGCTATTCTAAAAGAAGGTCAATTCAGAGGTGCATTTAAAGTTGGAAAGCATAAAGGTGATTATCCTGCGCTTGTTCAAGTTAAACCTCTTCCACTTTATCGTGATAATAACCGAGATAATAAACTTGATTTATCTGGTCGTATTAGTTACGAGATGGCTGGTATTAATATACATCGTGCTTCTAAGTGGAAAATTATTCGTACTATCGGTCTTTATTCTGCTGGTTGTCAAGTTTTTGAATCTGTTAGAGATTATGAAGATAAATTTATGCCATTGGTAAATAAGGCTAAAGATTTATATGGTAATTCTTTTACTTATACTCTTACTAATATTAAAGAGTTCAAATTATGAAAATAGATTTTAAAGGGGTGTTGATAGCACTCCTTTTTTTAGCTCTATGTTTTACTAATATTATTCAATGTAATGAAGAAGAACGAATACTGACAACTGATATTCCTTATCATACTTTGGATTCTCTTGGTAGGGTTATTTCTGCTTTGGAGAATTACGCTATAAAACAAGAACGTCTTATAGATAGTCTCAAAGCTAATACAAATAAAACTATAATTAAATATGAAACAGATATTAAGAACTTCTCTGATGTTTATGTTGTTTCTGATGATAGCATCGTTCGATATATACGGCAGAGAATTGAAAGTCTTTAAAGATACTGTTATTACATATACTCTTGAAGATAATCGTAAAATTGCAATTCTTCTTAAACAAGGTGAATATGATGCAGCTTTATGTAAATCTTTAAAGAGCATTATTGTTAAGCAAGATACTCTTATTGATGGTTTGAAACATACTCTTTATACTCTTACGAATCAAGCGAACGTTTATAAGCAATCTATTGTTGAACTAGAAAAGAGTAATAAAGATATGATTAAAGATCTTAAGAAGTATATGCGTCGTTCTGCTAAGTGGGCTAAGATCGGTGGTGTTTCTATTGGTCTTAATGTTGTATTTTTAACTTTATTGATTTTAATATGAAAACAGTTTTTCTTAATCCTTTTCTTCCTACTGATTTAAATGAGAAAGTAACATCTGTCAGTTTTAAGATTGGTTCTTTTGATTATATAGCTAAACACGCTAATGTCAAAACTACTGAAATTGATTTTGATAAACGTATCATATAAATCAATGATGCTTTAGATTCAACTGCATCTCTTAGAGAACTTGTTAGAGCATTCTTTATTATTGTTGCTTATGAGCTTAATTTAAATGCTGAGTTTCCTAATGGCAAAAAAGCTCATCTTGATGATATTGCAATGGCTCATTTGAGTTTCTTATTTACTCATTGGTGGGATGATTCTACTTTTGATTGGGAATATAATACTGATTATCCTAAGAGTTTTAAGGTTGGTTCAATTATCTATAGAGCTTATAATATGGCTGAGGTTTCTTATCAATCTACTCAAGGAATACAATATGGAGTTTCTGATCACGTTCTTGGTTTAATCTATATTATCCTTAAAGATAGAAGTAAAGATATTCCTAGTTCTATAAGAACTCAAACGTTTTGGCATGAGTATGTTCACTGTTTATTCGTTCAAGCTAATGAAGATTATGCGAATGATATTGAATATGTTGTAGATGCTTATGCTACTCAAATTTGTGAATTTATGAGACAATTTTCAAAAATTAAAAATTAACATATAATTATGAATAAAGCTTTTATAACAGTTACTCCAGATACAAGCCAAAATAATGGGACTTTATCTGTTAATGCTGATAAAAATGAGAATTATGCTAGTAGATATGCTACATTTAAGGTTGAGGGAGGGGGTATTACTAAATCTGTATCAATAGAACAAGATCCTAATCCTTATATTTATATTGATTGTGGATATATATTTTCTAATGCCAATATACAAGAACCTTATAAATTAACTCATGAGGGTGCTATTACAGTTTTGATGTTTGATGTAAAATTTGCTAATTTTATATTAAGCTCAAGCCATCTATTTATTATTAAAAATGTATCTAGCTTACAAGTTGAATTTAATGATCCTGTGATTAGTTCTATAAATATTACTTCTACTGACCAGTCTTTAGGTAATATAGCTTTAAATGGATTTACTACAAAGGTTGTTTCTAATTCTGAAAATGAAGGTACAGTATTATCTATTATAGATATAACTCCTGATAAGCTTAATGAAATTGTTGCAAAGATAAATTCTGCGCGTGATGCTTCTACTACTGGGGGTATAAAGATAACTATATTTATTAAAACAACTGGTACACAAGATAATTTAGTTATACTGATTAATGTAATTTAATATTATATGAAAAAATCTTTTATTACTGTAAGTCCTGATTCGGGGCAAAATGATAATATATTAAATATTGTTTGTGATAAAATGACTTTATCTACGGAAAGAACAGAAGTTCTAAATGTTACTGGGGGGGGGATATCTAAAACTATAGATATTTTTCAATCAGGTGTATCATATCCTATTATTGATTTAGGATTTATTATTGATGGTACTATTAGTGGAATGGATTTTGAAAAAAGATATACTGAATCTTTTAAAACTTTAGAAGCTGTATTTAATTATCCTAAGAATGCATTAATCAAATCTAATTATACTTATTTTGGTGTTTTTAATTTAGGTGCATTTAGACCGGAAGTTGTTATAACTACAGGTTGGTTTATTGATACTATTGAAATAACAGTAGTTGGTAATTCTCCTAAAACGTTTACTTATACGTCTGATGGAAGTACTTTTGTTAATGACGATTTTACCGGTGGTGAACTGGTATATCAGAATCCTTATAATTATAATTTAGTTAAAACTATGTTGGATAATATTAGATCTTTGGGAGGAGAAATTATTGTTACAATGAAGAGTTCTACTTTAGATCCTACAATTTGTATTTGTGATTGTATTATTAATCCATAAAATTAATTATGAAAAAAATCATTTGTAACTGTTACTCCTGATGAAGGCATCGGAAATAAAATATTAAGTGTTGGCTGTGATGCTTATAATGATGCTGATGATTAAGAAGAAGATATTATTGTATCAAGAGAAATAACTGAAACTATTAATTTAGTTACTAATAGTATATGGTAAAGTAATAGTTACTATAAAGATTTTATTTTGTTATTATTGTATTTTGTATTTAAAAAGTAATTCTTATATTTGCCCGTATCATTAAGTTGGTACGGGCTTTTTTATTGCTCGTAATAAAACAGATAAAATTATTGATTATGGCATTACATGTATGGTTAGTTGAAGGTTCTAAAATTATTCTTAATATAGAGCAGATTCTTAAAGTTCCTGTTCTTGCTAAGATATATAATGATTGGCATAATGATAGAGAGCTTATGTATAAAATATTTAAGTTTATTGATTGTTATGCTGATGAAGACGGATATATTCATCGTAATGGTTTAAAAGATCAAAAGGCTTTTGATTATGCTATTGAGGTTGCTCAACTTAATTCAGACTTTAGACCAACTAAAGATATGATTGAAGCTATCAATTGGCTTGTTGAGCATAATATAAATTATGTTGGACAGATGTTCTTTGAAACTGTTAATGCTCTTCAAGCTGGTAAAGATCTTATGGCTGTTATGAATAAGAATCTTCGTAATGACCTAAAGAAAGACTCTTTTACTAAAGAAGAGATCGGTGGTATGCTTGGTTATATGCGTGAGATTACGAAGATGGGTAAAGACTTACCTAAACTTATTGCAGAACTTAAAGAAGCAGAAGATAATTACGTTAAGTCTAAACTCAAGAAAACTATTGTTCGTGGTGGTAAAGAGCTTGCTGTTTCAATGGATGTGCATAATAATATAGATAATGGTGTTGGTGGTGGAATAGATATGATTGATTAAGCTATGAATAGTAAATATGAGTTTTCACAAGATGCTATTGATAACTTTATGTTTATTCATGCTTATTGGAAAAATAGTTGTGATGGCATCAATGCTGCTCCTGAGAATAAATGGGGCTATAAACGTGGAGATATTCCTTTTATAGATTATCTCTGTGAAGATAAAAGTAAATATCCGAAAGCGTCTGAGGGTATTAGTTATATTACTAATAAACCTTTATATGACCCGGATAATGATTTTCTTATTGGTAACTCTGGTGGTATTCTTATGAATATTGATTTCATTGTTATTAATATAGAAAGACTTTCTAAAGCTGCTGATACTTTTGATGAATATGGTACGTATTGTGATTACGACCCTAGTACTCCGGCTTATGAATCATTTTGGCAAAGAGAAACATCTAGGCGTAAGAAAGGTGTTTTTATTAAAGCTAAACTTTATTATAAAGATATTCCTAAGTTCTTTGATGCTAATACTACTGATGAGGAACGTGAGAGTTTACTTCAACCTTTACGTATAACCGGTGCGCATTATACTTATCTTAATTATGGTCGTATTGAACGTACACCTAATGATAAAGAACGTGCAAGACTTAAACGTGAAGGTGCTGAACACGTTGAGACTGTTATGGGTTTTCCTCGTTATTGGGATGGTGACTATTGGAACTTTAAAATAGATGAGTTTATTGCTAATAATAAGTTTCATCTTACTAAGGCTAAAGCTCGTCGTAAAGGTTTCTCATATAAACGTGGTAGTCAAGCTGCAAATACAATTAACTTATTTCCGAATGTTACGGTAACTCTTGCTGCTGACCAATTAGCTTATCTTACAGATAAAGGTGCTACTACGTTTATGGCTAAGAAATGTCTTGACCATTTTGAGGAACATACGTTTTGGAAAAGAGGTTACATTTCAGAAGCTATTGATGATATACTGATGGGTTATCGTGTATCAACTAAAGGTCTTAAAAACTTTGGTTGGCTTTCTAATCTTTATAGTGTTGCTATTGGTAAGAATGAATCTGCTGCTGTAGGTAAGAAAGCTATTGAGATTGACTTCGAGGAAGCTGGAAAATGTGTGGCGAAAGGAACTAGGTTTATAATGTTTGATGGTACTATCAAAAATGTTGAGGATTTAGTTGTTGGTGATATTTTGATGGGTCCAGATAGTAAACCTAGAACTATTATTGGAACAACAAAAGGTATAGATAATTTATTCAAAATTATTCCTGGTAATGGTATAGAACATACAGTTAATAGTAAGCATCCTATTTTTGTTAGATATCGTAAATCTTATGGTAATTTTAATGAAAATAGACTTATAACTGCACCTGATTATATTAAGACCCTAGGGTTACATCCTAGATGGAGAGAATATTATTCTCTTGAAAAAGTTAATGGTATTGACTTTAATCATAAAGATGTATCTATAAATCCTTATGTTTTAGGTGTATGGTTGGGTGATGGAGATAGTACTTGTACACGTGTTACTAATCCTGATATTGAAGTTATTGATGCTTTGCTTCATTTTGCTAAAGAACATAATTTAAAATTTAGTTCTAATTATGCTTCGGGTAGTTATGCATGTTTTAGATTATCTCTTAGTAGACTTCATACTGGAGATTCAAATTGGTTTAAAGATGAACTTGAAAAATATAATTTATTAAATAATAAACATATTCCTAAAGATTATCTTTATACTGATAGAAATTCTAGATTGGAACTTTTAGCGGGTATTATTGATACAGATGGACATTTAGATACACGTAAAGGTAATTTTGAAATAATACAAAAACGAAAAGAATTAGCTGAATCTATAGTTTATTTAGCTAGAAGTTGTGGATTTAAAGTTACACTTAGTGAAAAAATTATATCAGATACTGTTTATTATAGAGTTTTAATTCTTAGTCGTTGTTGGGAAATACCTACTAGAGTTAAACGTAAACAATGTAAAGAGTATTCAACTATGTTGAAGAATCCTCTTGAATGTAGATTCGATGTTGAACCTGTAGGTGTTGGTGAATATTATGGATTTGAGTTAGATGGTGATCATTTATGTCTTCTTGAAGATTTTACTATTTTCCATAATTGTCCTAACCTTCAAAAAGCCCTTGATGTTACTTTATCTAATACTGAATCTGGGGCTATATCTGTAGGTACTATACGTGTTTATGGTACGGGTGGTACTAAAGGTGCTAACTGGGCTGCATTTAGTAAAGCCTTTTATAATCCCAAAATGAATAAGATGCTTTGCATGGAAAACGTTTGGGATATTAATAAACGTCATGAAGTATGTGGTTTCTTCTTTCCACAAGTATGGGATTGTGAACCTTATGTTGAACGTGGTAATTCAATTATATTCACGGCTTATGCTTGGGATAAACAAGATAAAGAGAATCATTTTCATAATAATGATAGTGAAACTCATATAATCTATAAAGCACAACGTGCTAATACTCCTGCCGAAGCGTTCATTAATACAACCGAGAATATGTTCGCTTCTCCTGAACTTAATCTACACGTTTCAGATTTAATTAATGATAATGCTACTAGATTCTTTCAAGACGGTTGGATTGTTGTTAATGATTTAGGTAATTCTAATAAAGCTGAATTTATACCAAAAGCTGAATGTATTAAACGTGATATATTTGGTAAAGGTAGATTCCATGAGTTTGTTAATCAAGTTCCGCATGGTTCTCGTGATGATACTCACGGTTGCGTTAGAATGTACTATCGTCCGTTCTTAGTAAATGGTGAAGTTCCTAAAGATTTATACTTTACTGTTGTGGATGCGTATAAGGTAGATAAGGCTCAAAAAGACGTAACAGATAAACATTCTCTTTATTCTGCACAAGTGTGGATGCGTAGTAATACTATTACCCCATATCCAAATCAAAAACTGCTTGTATGTGAATATATAGGACGTTTGGACACAATGGAGCAAAATGATATAGTCACTATGGGTATGTGTCTTATGTATAATGCTGAATGTTGTCCGGAAGCTGGTACTGGTGAGACTGTTTCTAACTTCATTAAATATAAACTTAGACGTTACTTAATGCTTGACCCAACCAATGCCAATACTCGTAAATTGACTAATCCTAACAATAATGATTATGGTATTGTGATTGGTGATGGTGATAAGAAATATAATGGTCTTCGTATGCTAAAGGAGTTTATTTATGAACCTCTTTCATATACTGCTGATGGTAAACCTATTCGTAGACTTAAGTCTATTAGTAGTGTTCGATTGCTTCTAGAGTGTCAGAGATTTACTGCTGAGGGTAACTTCGACCATATTAGTGCTGCTATTGTTGCTATGTATGTCTTTCTTGCAGACTCTTTAAATACTAAGCGTCTTGTTGAAGGTAATACAGAGAATAATGACAGACGTATTGCAAATCGTTTAAATCGTCGTTAAATGGATGCTTCTAAGATTCCTAATTCTTTAGAAAAGCCTGATGTTTTTGCTTCGGAAGCTACTAAGCGTGGAGCTGTTTGGACTAAGGCTATGTGTGATTGGGTTATTGCTACTGCTCATTCTAATAATGATAAAGCAGATATTAAAGCCTTTCTTGACGCTGCAAATGGAATTGTAGATGAATCTACTTACAAGTATGTAATGGCGACCTACAACTCCGTTAATGGTAGAAAAGAAGATTTGCCTGGTAAGATTAGAGATGTTGATTTTATTACTCCTATTAAAGAGAAATATATAGGAGAGTTCATTAACACCTATAATAACTACCAAGTTTATAATGCTGATATTGATGTTGTCACTAGACGCAATGCTGATCTTCGTGTTGCTCTTGATGGTCTTCTTCGTCAGCAATTTATAAACATCATGAATGCTAACGGTGTTCAAACCGGTGAGCCTTCTAAAGATCTTCCATCTGCTGAAGACTTTATGAAACAAGCTGCTAAGGATTGGATTGATGAAGAAGCTGATCGTGGTCAGAAAACTCTTGATCTTCTTAATTCCCTTATTAAAGCTAATGAGAAATATATTCAAGCTTTCTATTATTGGTTCTGTACTGAAAGCGTTTATTCTTATCGTGATGTAAGATACAATGATGTTATTTTTGAAATTATTTCTCCTCTTGAGTATTATCGAATTGATAGTGGTAATCTTTTTGTTGAAGATGATGATTATGGGATGCGAGAGTTTGATATTAACATCAATGATATAATTGGTGAATATCAAGAAGTTCTTTCTAAAAGAGATATTGCTTATATTAAAGATATAATTCATAATCATGAAAGTACGGGTGAATATACAGTTACTCCTGTTATGCTTCGTTCTCGTGAGATTGCTTTTAATCCTACGATTGATGCGCAGAATGCTGCTCCGTACCACTCCTTGCCCTCTACCGGGGTCCTCAAAGCTCGTCATTGTGTTTTTAAGATTCCTATGAAGCGTGGTGTTCTTACTTATACTAATGCTTATGGTGAGATTGAGCAAAAGATTGTTGATGAAGATTATGTCTTAGATACTACTCTTGGTGATATTGATATTGAATATACTTGGGTTCTTCAATGTTGGGAAGCTTATCGTTTTGGTGATAAAGATTGGGGTGTATATACTAAATCTCAACCTATCATTGTTCAACGTGAAGAAGTGAATAATCTTAATCATTGTAAATTACCTTATAATGGTTTAAGTCGTTTGATGCTTCTTAATAATCCTAAACCTATTCCTTATCGCTTATTACCTTATCTTGCTCTTTATCGTCTTTATACTTTAGTTGAGGAACGTACTATTAGTAAATTCCGATCATGGCTATTGATACCTGAAAGTTTCTTAGCTGATACTAAAGATATGACTATGGAAGAGCGTCTTGATGCAGCTAATCGAGATGGTACTCTTGTATTTGATGATAGTGAAATAGCTAAGCAACAAGCATCACTTCAAGCTATTAAAGAGATTGCTAATACTACAATGATTAATTATCTTACAACTATTAATCAGATTAAGCAGTCTATTAAGCAAGAAGCGTATGAACTTGCTAATATGAACGATCAACGCGCAGGAGATATTCAAGCTCGTGCCGGTAAAGCTGTTACTGAGATGGGACTTAATCAGGCTCTAATGGGGTCTGTGTGGTCACTTAAAATCTTTGATTGCTTTCGCTCTCGTGATATGATGGCTAATCTTGATGCTGCTAAGATTGCTTGGATTGATGGCTATGAAGGTTCTTATGTAGATCCTAATACCAATGAGATTGTTCAAGTTCGTGTAAATGGTACTGACTTTGTTAATTCTAATTTAGGTATCTTTGTTGGTAACTCTGCTGAACTTAATGAACAAGTACATAAGCTTGAGGAAATTGCTTTTGGTGCTGCTCAAAACGGAAATTACGATGTAGCTGCTGAGGCTGTTTGTAATCATAACGTTGCTTCTTTACGCAAATATATTAAAGAAGCTGCCGAAGCTCAACGTCAATTTGAACTTCAAAAAGAAGAGATTCAAAAGAAGTGGGATGCTGAGATTGAACAAACTCGTGCTGCTAATGCGGAAGCTCAACGTAAATTTGAAGCTGAACAAGCTCAACTTGATCGCGATTCTAAGGAAGCTATTGCTGCTGATACTAATCTTACTAATATTATTATTACTGATGCTAAGCTTCAAGTAGATAAGAATGGTAATGATTATATTAGTGAAGATGAATCTAATAGTGGTACTCTTGATGATTATCTTAAAATGACTAAGTTAAACTTAGATATTGATAGAGCTAATCTGGAACGTGCCAAATTTGAGGAACAAAAGCGCATGAATCGTATTAACGCTAACAAGCCACGAAAGTCTTAATGTAGGCTCTTATTTTTGTCGAATTGAACAACTATATCGATTGGAATTTGGGTTCGTCAGAGGTCTTCATTTAAGCCTTAAAATGGCATAAATTAATTGGAATTTCAGAGAGCCGTGTGATAGGCGGTACTAATGCTGTTTCTAATAATATTTCTAATGCCATTTTTAATACATATATTATTATTACATTTGTCACTGTTATAACTTAATTTATAAAAGATAAAACATTATGCCAAATCCTATTGTTCCCGGTGGTGTTACTGATAGTAATACTACTAAAACTGCGGAAGAGATAGCTGCTGAACAAGCTGCTAAAGCTGCTAAAGAAACAGAAGAAGCTGCTAAAGCAGAAGAAGAACGTAAGAAAGCAGAAGAGGAAGAAGCTAAGCGTAAAGCTGAAGAAGAAGTTGCTAAAACTGCTACTCAAAAAACTGAAACTGAAACTGAAACTCCTACTAAGATTGTTCTTACTACCGATGACGGTGATGTTGAGTATGATCTTGATGCTGACGGTAATGCCGTTAAAGATGGAGAGATTGTTTACACTAAAGCTCAGTTAGATGAGTTTGCTGCTGCTGAAACTCAAGAAGAAACTATAGATGTTTCTGCTATTTCTGCTATTTCTGGTTTAACCCCGGTAAATGCTGATGGTACTCCTAAGAAATATGAAATGACCGTTGAAGGTCTTGCTCAACGTGATGCTGATATTGCAGAGCTTGCTAAACGTCAAGCTGAAAGTGAAGCTATCAACAATTTCTTCCGTACTAATCCGGATATTTATCAAGCTGCTCTTTATAAACAAACGTATGGTTCTCTTGAAGGTTTTGCTAATCATGTTGATTGGACTACAATGACCCTTGAAGATAAATCAGATGATCAGTTAGAAGCTGTTATTCGTTCCGCTGAAAAACGTAAAGGTACTTCTGATGCTCAAATCGAACGTATCATTCGTTTTTCTAAAGCTGATAAAGTATTAGCTGAAACTGCTAAAGAGAGTCTTGATTATCTTGCCAATGCTCAGAGACGTGAGATTGAAGCTGCAAATGCTAGGCAAGAAGCCGAATATCAAGCTGCTCAAGAAGCTCTTGATAAAGCCTACGGTATTACCTATGATGAGAATGGTAAAGCTAAGGTGCTTAACGTTCCTGATTCTTTATACGATAAGATCGTTAATAAAGGTACTATCGGAGGTCTTGCAATTCCAACAGCAGGTGTTAAAAGAACTGTTGATGGTAAAGAACAAATTCTTTCTCGTAAAGATATTGTTAAGTATCTAACAGCTCCTGTTGTTGAAGTTAATGGTGATTTCTATACGCAAGCTCAGAAAGATGTTTTTGATATGCTTGCTGATAATGAAACGTTCGCTATGGTAGCACTTCGTAACTTGTTAGGTGCTGATATTAGTCAGTTAGCTGCTGCATCTATACGACAAGAAGCTGTTCGTCGTTTGAACATTACTTCTAGTGGTAAACCTAGAGTTAAGGTATCTACTCAAGGTGGCGGTACTAAAGTTAATTCTAATAGACGTCCTATTGTTCCGGGTGGTATTATTGATTCAAATAAATAATTATCGTAACTATGCTTAGAGAAATTGGAAAAAAACAGTATTCCAAAGAGGTTTACTCTGATGCCGATATGCTATTGAACTTTAATGTTCTTGGTGCTGTCGATTTGAATAAGTCTCTTACTTATCTTTGGGGTAGAAACAGTAATCAATTTCCTCTTCTTTCTCTTACAGAAGGTCAAGGGAATATCTCTCGTAAGAAACCTATTAATGCTGGTGATACTCAGTATAAGTGGAAGATTATGGGGAAACCTACTGTCACTTCCCCGATTGTGCGTTTGATTACGCCTACTCAAACCCCCGGTAAAGGGTTTATGTCTTTCAAAGCGGAGTTCCAAGATAACTGGATTCCTTATCAGTATTCTGCTATTACTCCTGACGGAAAGCACATGGTTCGTATGCAGACCGATGGTGAGCAAACTGCTTCTGGTGGATATATCTATGAAATGATTATCCTTGGTGGTAATCCTGATGAGTTTATTGATCTCAGCAATTTTGAGAGAGGTAAATATTGGGGTATGGGTGCTCCTACGATTGCCGGTGAATTATCTACTGGTTCTCGTTCTACTGCTGAATCTTGGAGTGAAATGACTAACCAATTTGGTTTCCATAGATTCTCCAAAATTATTACCGGTAACATTGCTAATATCGTAACCGAGTTTGAACTTGATTATGATGATGGTTCTAAAGGTACTCTTTGGATGCCTTATGAAATGCGTCAGTTCGAGTTCATGCGTAGACGTTTGTTAGAAGAGGATTTGTGGTTCTCTGCTTACAACCGTGATATTAACGGTGTTATTCACAATCAAGAAAAACATTCAAATAAACCTATTCCTCGTGGTGCTGGTGTTCGTGATATTCTTATCGCATTCGGTAACTACTTCGAATACTCATTCATGACTATCGAGCTTATTGATATGATTCTTTCTCGTATCTTTGAAGTTCGTAACGATATTGATTTGAGTAACAAAAATATCGTTCTTTATACCGGTAAAGGTGGTTCTAAAATGTTCCAACAGTGTATTAAGAATGAAGCTATCGGAAATGGTTACTTTGATAAACTTGGTGCAGAGGAGATTCAAAGTCGTGGTGGTATTTTGAGTTATGGTGCTTACTTTAATCAATATAAGCATTACTCTGGAGCTACCGTTTCAGTTAAAGTTGTTGACTTATTCGATAGCGGTTCTCGTGCTGAGATGGATCGTAAGAACGGTCGTATGTATGGAGGTTTCCCTGTTACTTCATACACTATGGTATTCTTGGATCACTCTGTTGATAATACTTCAGGTGAACCTAATATCCAACTTGTTTGTGAAGAAGGTCGTGAATACTTATATGGTATTTACCAAGGTATTACTCCTCTTCCTAAAGAATGGGGTGCTTACAATAAGATGTTAAGTACACGTGAGGATATTGCTACCTATGAAGTTATATCTTCTCAAGGTATTAATATGCTTAATGGTACTACTTCTTTCTGGGCTGAAATGATTTTTGAATAAGCGTACATTACGATTATTGTAAAGTATAAACTTACTAAAGTATAAACTATATGATATACTCACGCAAAATAACCTTAGCTTTAAAGCTGAATCCGACTATGTTTCAAGTCGTAAATCAGAAAAGTATTGGTGCTTTCAATACTATTTTCGGTCCGAGCATTAAAGCGGTTCTTACTCTATCTAGTAAAACTGCTGAAATGGCTTCTATACTTCCTACGATCATTGGAGCTTCTGCTGATAGCCGTAACGTAAACTTTCAAGACCTCGTTTTGAAGCATCTTAAAAACTCAACTGTTGAAGTTCCCGCTCAAGGTTATGAGCTTGAAACTGGTTGGGAGTTTTCTCTTAACGATCCTGTTAAACGTGATGCTATTCTTGATTGGGCTAAAAAGAACAGTATTAATACTGAGGTTGCTCCGAATAAATTAGAGAAAGCTATCTTTGATGCTATGCTCTTTGGTGAAGGTACTGCGGTTCATGAAGAGAATCTGTATATGTACATGACTCCTATTAAGCCGCAAGATTATATTCTTTGGCGTCTTGCTCTGCTTACTTCTACTGTTGCTAATAAACCGGAAGATGTTGAGAAATCTACTAACATTCGGTTTTACTTACATAGCATCGAAGATGTTAAGCGTATGAAAGATGCTAAGACTAAAGCTGTTGTTAATACTGCTACTAAGTTGGCTCAGTTGTTCACAGGTGATGAGTCTTCTTATAAACGTATTAGAAATATACTTATCTGTAATGCTCCTGCCGATACTCTACAGATTATTAAAATGGAACATGGAGATTTGCAGACGGCTGTAGCTGAACTTTCTCAAACGAATGCAGATGCGTTTATTTCTCTGTTTGATAACAAGAATGTAGAAGCAATGGCGCAAGTCTATAAGTTACTCGCCGCTCAAGTCATTACGAAAGACGGTGATAATTACTTTGACACTGTGCGTCCGGAAGTAGTTCTTGGTTCTTCCATTGAGGGGGTTATGGCTTTCTTAGCTGCTCCCGAAAATGTTGAATATAAAGCACAACTTTTCACTGCTTATAAGGCTTCGGTTATAAACTAACAAAATAGTGTCAGTATGTATAGTAGTTGTAAAGAAGCACATATTGCTGTAAACGATAAGATTCAGCAGATTAATGCTAATAGGCAAGAATCTATTCGTCCGCAGTATATTGATATTGCTCTTAATGAAGCTATTGACGTACTGCTTACGCAAAAGATTAAAGCCTTTGAAGAGACTGGTCGTTATTACGATGATTTGCAGGTGCTAAAGACTACATATAGAAGTCCTCTTTACCTTCTAGCAAATGAGGGTAATAGAGGCTTCGCTTTTTTGCCTGCGAATTACCTACATGGCGTCTCTTATAATGCAAGTGTTATATATGATAAGTTTAAACGTTATCGAGCAATTGAATCTGTTACTACTAGGATTTACGTTGTTAATATCAGTGAACTATTTAAAACTATTCCCGGTTATATAGAAGATTTCGTTATTCAAATTGGTAATGATACCGTTACGTTTCATTATCCTGCTAAGATCTATCGTAAAGAGGGTCTATTTGAATATATCAACTATATGCTCTCCATATTGCTGCGAAAAGGTTACAATGTGACTTATGAACGCTACAATAATGAGTATTACCCCGAATCATTAGTGTTTTACTTCGATACGCCACAGCTAATTGTAGTTGGAGATAAATATACTATTAAATTAGTACAATTTGACTACAAGCGTTATTCGGGCTTATACGAGGTTATCACTTCTGACGGAGTGGTTACAAAGGTGCGAGAGAGCAAATCTGCCGGTATGGATTTAGTTTCTGATGTTCAGCGTAGGGATATGCTTCAAACGTATCACAATCGTCTTAATAGACACATTCATCCTATATGTACGATAGAAAACAATAGGGTTTTAGTAGATATGGATGATACGTTTGTGATTACTGATGTTGCTATCACATATCTTAGACAACCTACTAGGTTTGATATTGTAACTGATACTGCTACTGAACTTCCGTTTAAAACCGAGATTATTAACCTTGCTACACAGAAGCTTCTTGGTAAACTTAAAGATGAAGGTTATCAAATTGCTATAAATGAAAGTAATTCTTTAAAATAAAACGTTACTATGAGAATTGTAAGTTACGGAAAAACATTTGTCGATAATGTTACTGTTGATACTAAGTTATCTAACGGTCAACTCGGCATTTGTACTGCTTATGGTACTGCTTTGCCTACTACTGGTAGACCTGAGCCGTTTGTAATTATGTCTGCAATTCCTACTAAGGACGGTGGATTTATGAATCAACGTGGAGTGGATATTAATCCTTTTAACTTCACTTATAACGTTCGTAAATATACGGAAACAGATCAGAAAGAAACTATTATTCTTAAAGGTCTTACGAATCCGGCACTTAAGTCTGCTGAAGGTATTGTATATAATGCAGATGCTGAGTTCTGTGGTGCTATTGAAATTTGTTCTTCTGAGGAGTATCGTCATGGTCTGACGGTTAATCCTAATCCTCAGATTGTTCAAATACCTGTTCGGATTCATGCTACTGATACCGTTGATCGGTTGGTAGAGAAGATTAAGAAGAACCTTAGTCTTACTGCTTATAACAAAGAGTTATTTGATATTACTATCGAGAAAGCTGATAGTGCTGTTCAGATAACCGTTGTTGCTAAAAAGCCTACTAAATTGACGATGAACGTATTCGGTATTCTTGCCGATCAAAAAGCCAATGGTACTATTACCGTTAAACATACGAAGTTATCCGGTTTCTTGGCTGATGTTGCTCTTAGTGATGAAGACCTTCGTTATTCTCTGATTAACATGGGTTGGAATCCTCATGATGAGTGGCAGAAAGCTTGGGGTATTGGTGACCCGAAAGTTGGCTTTAGTAAAGTCGCTTATCTTGTTATTTCTACGGCTGAGTTTAATCAATTCCCTGAAATTGCCGCTGATAACAATAGTCCTCGCAAATTCCAAATCGTTGTTGGTACGGAAGCTGTGATCGACGCTGTTGTGAATAAACTTGAAGCTATTAAGACTTTAGCTAAAGGTTCCGGTGATAATGCCATTTCTCTGAATACTGCAACTGACTAAAGTTGCTTGGAAAACTACGCAGTGCTTAACGGTTCTGCGTAGTTATATTTGTTTAAACTTAATGCTATGGAATGTAATATTAAAATTGTCAAGTTAAAACAAGTTCTTCCTCTTGGTACATTTCCTAAGCGTGAGCATAACGTTCGATTCTTCTATCATCGTACTGATGGTTGTTACTATATGTATGATGAAAAAGGTTGCGAAATTAATCTAACTACTGATGGTAATATTATTGCTATTGATAGAGAGTTGATTGTTGGTAGTGAGTCTTTGACTGATGACACTCTTGTTTGCATTGGTCTTAAAGCTAATTATGTGCATCCTAGTCGTGGTGTTAGAAATAATACTTGCGGTTGTCAAGATACATATATTCGTGCTTGGACTTACATCAAAGATCTTCAAAATTTTATGCAGTCTGGTCATATCGAACGTGATTACTATAGAGTTACTTTAGTTCCTTCTCCTGAAGAGGGTGGTATTGTTGGATGTAGTGGTTCTGCTATTGTTCCTGATGAAAACTCAGATGGCTTCCGTTTCCAATTTGAAGCTGGTAGTCGTGTTGAACTTTATGCTAAACCTGTTCAAGGTTATCACTTTAAAGGTTGGAAAGAGTTCCATACTAATGAGATTATGTCTATTAGTCCTAATTGGTCTTTTACTATTAAGAAAGATATGGATTTAATAGGCGTATTTGAAAAGGATGAAGCTCCTATTGAACAATTCTATATTAATGTCAATGCTGATCCGGCTAATGCAGGATATGTAGTTGGTGCCGGAACATTCCCGAAAGGTACAAGACATTCTATAACAGCTGCGGCAATTCAAGGGTATCATTTTACTCATTGGACTGATAGTTTAAATCGTATTGTTTCTACTAATCTTCAATATGATCTTGTTGTTGAGAAAGATGAAACTTATACTGCACACTTCGAGCTTGATGCTCCTGTTATTGAGGAGTACAATGTAACTATTATAACTAATCCTGCTGATAAAGGTTCAGTTAGCGGTGGCGGTACTTATAAGTCCGGTCAAACTGCAATAATTGTTCCTAGTCCAGTTGAGGGTTGGGCTGTTGATACAGTTACTGCTTCTGGTGGTAATCTTGTAGATAATGGTAATGGTACATATAGCATCGTTGTTACACGAGATCTTACGATTACAGTAAACTTTAAAGAAGCTATTCGTTATTTCACGTTTAGTATCGTGGCAGATGCGAATGGTTTAGTTCGATATAAAGATATTAATGATGCTTGGTCTCAATGGGCAGAAAGACACGAAGTAACTGCTCCGGAAAAGACTATTGTCACTATCGCTGGTAAAGCTAATAGCGGTTATGAATTTGAAAAGTGGGTAACTCCTACTGGTGCTAATCTTCCTAATAATGAAAATAATATCATTATTGAAGAAGGTTTTAATCGTAAAACTTATACAGCTTATTTTAAAAAAGAAACTGTTAAACCTGAAACTTATCAAGTTAATATCAATGTTATTTCTAATGGTAAGTGTAAATATAAAGTAGGTTCCAATGAATATTCAAATGAATCTGCTTCACATTCTAACATTAGTGTAACAAAAGGAGAAACTATTGAAATATTAGCTGTTCCTGATGAGGGTTATTTATTTGATTATTGTACTTCTACTAGTGGTGATAGATTTAAATCTAATCCTTATAAAGTTGCAGTTAATAGTAATATGGATTTTTCTTACTATTTTAAAGAAGCTCCTATTACAAAATATACGGTTGATATTACATCTGATATTAATGGTAAATGTAAATATAAGATTGGTTCAGGTGAATACTCTGAATTAGATAAATCTCATCCTAGATTTCAAGTTCCAGCAGGAGAGACTGTTACTGTTTTAGCAGAAGCTGATTCTGGTTATAAGTTTGTTAGATGGTCTTATAAAGGTGGTGTTACTAAAGATAATCCATATTCTATGATTATTAATGAGAATATGGTTCTTAGATGTATATTTGAACAAATTCCTATTGATAAAGTATCTATTGCAGTAAGATCTGATGGTACTAATGAAACTCGTTATAAGATAAGTGAACAATCTTGGAGTAATTGGTCTACACTTGAACATAAATTTGAACTCGATCCAAATATTACTTATTCTATTGAGGCTCGTGCTAAAGGTAATTTTGTATTTAAAGAGTGGAATACTGGCGGTATTAAAACTACAAATAATCCTACTGAATTTACAACAAAATCTAATGAAAATTCAGTTCATGTAGCTGTATTTGAAGCTTTAGTAATCAAACGACAATTAACAGTTGTTGCTGGAGCTAATGGTAAATGTAGAGTAAAAACTGATAATAGTTGGGGAGATTATTATACGGGTTCTAAAATTTATTCTGATATTGTAGATGGAACTACTATTTCTGTAGAAGCATTAGCTGATAAAGGTTATCACTTTAAGAGATGGAAAGATTCGGGTGCTCCATCAACAGCGTCTCGAGATATTGTTATGGATAATAATAAATCTATTGAAGCTGAATTTGAATTAGATGCACCTAATCAATTCCAAGTCACCTATGAAGCTATTCCTAATGGAAGTGCTACAATGGAAGGTGCTGGTACTTATGCTGATGGTGATACTTGTACGATTAAAGTTAATGTAAGTCCGGGTTATACTTTGAATAAAGTGCTTGTTGATAGTGTTAAAATCACTCTTAACAGTAACAATCAGTGTAGCTTTGTGGTTGAGAAAAACATTAAGGTTACTATTGAATGCGATCTTATTCCTGAACCCACACAGTATACACTTACAGTTAAAACCGAAGATGAAGGTGTAGCTCAAGGTGGTGTTGGTATCAATAAAGAATCTAATTTAGGAGTTGAAACTGCTGAATTTGAGGATGGTACTGTTGCTACTATTCATGCTACGGCTGCTGAGGGTTATAGCTTTGGTGGTTGGTGGAAAGATGGAGTTAAGATTTCTGATGATGTAACTCTAAGTGTTACTGTTGATGCTAATAAGACTTATATTGCTAAGTTTACTCAAGATCCATATCTTGAATTAGATAAGACTTCTCTTACTTTCGAGGCTACTGGTGGAACTCAAACTGTTAATGTTACTTCTAACGTCGAATGGACGGTTTCATAATTAGGGGGGGGTACTAGGATGGCTATTGCTTCTTGGCTTACCCCTGCCGCTAAGAGTGGTACGGGTAATAAAACGGTTGGTTTAACTGCGAGTAAGAATACCGGTGCAAGCAGAACAACTATTGTTACTGTTTCAGTCAGCGGTATTACGAAAACTATTAATTGTACTCAAACGGAAGCTGATAAGTTTACTATTAAGATTTCTTCTTCAACTACCAATAGTTCAGGAACTACTATCACAAATGTTGGTGATTGTTCTATTGGTTCATCCGCTACAGGTGGAGTTAAAGAAGGAACTTATTATCGTGATACACAAGTCACATTGACTGCTAAAGCCGCTTCTACTGGGTATGATTTTGTTGGTTGGTATGAAGGCTCTAATCTTGTTTCTACAAGCCTTTCTTTCGCTGTTACTTTAACTGCTAATAGAACTCTTGTTGCTAAATATAAGATTAAGAGCTATATTGTTAATGCAACTTCTGAGGATACAAACAAAGGTACTGTAAGTCCTGCCGGTCAAACTGTAGAACACGGTGCTAATGCTACTGTAGTTGCAACTCCTAAGGCTGCTTATAATTTTGCTGGTTGGTACAACGGAACAACTAAAGTATCTAGCAATACTTCATATACATTTGCTGTTACTGCCAATATCAGCTTAACTGCTAAGTTTACAATTAAGACTTTCACAACTACTACTGCTAATTCAACTGGTGGTACAGCGAGCGTTAATAAGTCTAGTGTAGAATACGGTGGTTCTGCTATTTGGACAGCTACTCCAAGTACTGGCTATAATTTTAGTAAGTGGTCTAATGGTTCTACTACTAATCCTCTGACAGTTTCTAACATTACTGCCAATACTCATATTACTCCGGTATTTGTTCTTAAGTCATATACTGTAACTTGGAATCCTAATGGTGGAACTGTAGATCCTACGTCAACTACTAAGACTCATGGTTCTACTTTAGGCACATTACCTACTCCGACAAGAGCTGCTGATGTTCAATATACTTATACATTTAAGGGTTGGTTTACAGCTGCAACCGGTGGTACTCAAGTATCTGCATCTACTACTGTAACAAAAAACGTTACTTATTATGCCCAGTGGACTGCTACTCCTAGAAGTTACACTGCAACATTCAATGGTAACGGTGGTGGTACTCCTAATCCATCAACTATTACTAAAACGTATGGTTCAGAATTAGGTACTCTTCCGACTTGTTCTAGGACAGGTTATACATTCCTCGGTTGGTACACAGCATCTAGTGGTGGTACGAAAATTTCATCTACTACTAAGATAATTGGTACTGTTACCTATTATGCTCAATGGTCTATTAATAGTTATACTTTAACCTATAATGTTAATGGTGGAAATGCAGTAAGTCCTGCTTCTAAGAGCGTTCAATATGGAAGTACTTATGGCACTTTACCAACGCCTACTAAGAATTCGGATGCTGAATTTACTTATGCATTTGCGGGTTGGTATACTGCTGCTAGCGGTGGAACACAAGTTACTGCTAATACGACAATGGGTGCAAGTAATACTACAATATATGCACATTGGACTGCAACTAGACGGAATTATACGATAAATTATCAAACAACATATGGATCTTTGAATAGGACTAGTCAATCTGTTGCTTATGGGTCGAAAGGCTCTTGTACTTTGACTATGCCTTCAAATGATGCTCAGTACACTTATACTTTTCAAGGCTGGTATACTGCTGCTAACGGTGGTGGAACTAAGGTTGGTTCTTCATTAACTTTAGAAACGCCGAGTGTAACAGGTGCTGCTACTTATTATGCTTATGTGACCAGAGCTGTTAATAGGTACACTTTTACATTTAACGCTAATGGTGGTAGTACTCCTTCTTCTTCATCTATAACTAAGAATTATAATGAAGCTATTGGAACGTTACCTACTTGTTCAAGAGCTGCGGATAATACTTATACGTATACATTCGCAGGTTGGTTCGATACTGCTGCTGCTAGTGGTGGTACTCAATTAACTACGACAACTAAGGTTACTTCTAATAAGACTTGGTACGCTAGATGGACTGCAACTTATAAGAATTATACGGTTACTTGGAATGGTAATGGTGGTACTCCTAGCAAGTCTAGTAGTTCATTTCATTACAATGACGCTTTAGGAACTCTTCCTACTGCAACAAGAACTGAGCATGTTTTTAAAGGTTGGTCTACATCTGCTAGTGGTTCTGTTAATGTAAGCACAACTACCAAAGTTACTGGTAATGTTACTTACTATGCTATATGGCAAATTAATCGTTATAAATTAATTGTAAATCCTAGCGTAGGTGGTACTGTTACTGGAGGTGGAACTTATGATTATGGAACAAAGGTTACATTAAAAGCTACACCTTCTGATGGTTATCACTTTGTTAAATGGTCAGATGGTGACACAAATCCAACAAGAACTGTTACTGTTACTAGGAGTTATACTTATGTTGCAATATTTGCACAAGACGCTTATTTGAATCTTGATAAAACTAGTCTAACGTTTGAAGCTGCTGGTGGTACACAAACTGTCAAAGTAACTTCTAATGTTAATTGGACTGTTTCTTAAACTTTTAAATGTTCCGCTACGCTTTGCAGACCCCAGTAGGGGAATAGCTTGTGGGGCGTGCGGAACTTCAAACTTTTTTACGAATAATTAAATTTTTATCATTATGATTGGAGATTCTGCTTTGAATGAAAGAGCAACTGCTGTTGAAATTGGTGGTTTAGTTGATGGAGTTGGTGCACCTGTTATGCGTGCTGGATATGCTTTGAAAGCT